TCAGCGGCTCGCCTCAAGCGAAGAGATAGTAGCGATGCTGTCAAATACCGCGCAAGTCTCAGCGTAATCTTGGGCGTGTCCCACAGCCTGTGGATAATGTCTGTGGATAACTTCATGGCTTACCGCCCCACCCTTTACCCTTAAACACGATCCCACCAAGCGAGTAAATGCGCTTCATGGGAACTGTGCAATTCGGACAGTAAGGATCTCTGGCCAGTGTATCCTCGATTGGCCGCTGTACTTCTAGCTCTTTACTACACACTTCGCAGCGATACTCATAGGTCGCCATTAGCTTCTCCAATTAGTGCCACTGTCATAGTCGAGCAGACGCAGCACTGGATCGTCTTTACATTCTCTGGAAGATTGTCTGTGATTACACGAACTAGCTGCTCGGTGTCCTTCTTGCAGACTCGGCACTTATAGCGCAGCTTGTCCATAGTTGCTCCCCTTTAGATTCTCGATCGGCTGTAGATTCTTTTGATCTACCCACCAAGTAGGCTGCTTAGAGTTTTTATACTTAGGCCGCTTGGCCATGGCTACAGGTATCCAGCCCGCTAGTCTGTAATTCGGGCTAGTGCCTACGACTAGAACGGCCACGTCTGTAGCTCTATCGCCTTCTCCTATGATGCACTGACCAGTCTCGTAACGTGTCCACTTTACTTCGATAAAGCTTCCGACATCTGCCGTCTTCTTAAACTGTGAAGACCTTGGATCGAAGTCTGTGTAACCAAGGTAGCGAGCGACCAAAATCTCGGCGACTATTGATTCGGCCACTTGCGCGACGTAATCATGGAAGCCGAGTTGTCTGTCGTATCGACTAGAAGCGTCTGGGTGGCCGTTGACCTGAGCGATTCGTTCTAGAGCTACAGTGTGAGCTAAGACCTTATCTTCGATCGTGGGCTTTACCTTCATCTACAGTCTCCACAGAGCCAAGTTAACTTCTCTCCGCCTTGGCCCTTGGTATAACCGAAAGCGTCTAGCTTCTTGACTTTCGCGCAGCTGTCGCACTGTTCGACTTTATACTCGGCTATAACTTCGCCATTCTGTAGAAGCTTGGCTGTCATTGATTGCGGATAGATAATCTCGATTAAGTCGCTCATACTTGCGGACTCCACTTTCCAGAAGAAGTTAGGACGTACCAAAGCGGCGAACACTGTGTCGCCTTAGTCTTCTCGACGCAGAACCAGCCGCCCCAAGCCTTACCAGTTTTGGCTTCTCCAGTCTTAAAAATACGATGGCCATGGCTGCACTGTGGAGCTTCTGGAAGTAACTCTCCGCCCAGCTGCTTAGCGATCTCGTCCATCGATGATCCAAGGCTGGGAATGCCGCTCTGTTCGGCTTCTTCTGCCGTCTTATAGCTTGGCACTTCGCCGAACTTCTGAGTCCAAGGGTCGTAATCGTCCGCCGTTGAGTTAGCCACCTTCGCGCTGATAGTTTCGACTTTTTCCATGTCTTGACGAGTCGGACGCTTATCTGCTCCCAGTAATAGTCCGATGGCGCGTCCTATTGCGCTCGTGACCGTATCTTCTACGAAGAACTTCTTCATGTTGACGTTATAGGTCGCGACGTTACCGAATGCGTAATCGGTAGCCGATGGGTTTAGATCCTCGTATTCGCGGAAGATCTGGGCTTGGATAAGGACGTAACCCTTCTCGGCGTTAAAGTCCACGATGTTAGTCTGAACTCTAGCTGTAGGGTGTGTTAACCATAGGCGGGCAATTCTGGCCGCTACGTCTTCGTAATTCTCTAAGAAGCTCATTAGCGCACGTCCTTAGCTGCGTGACGTGATACAGCTCGACCGCGCTTAAAGCCTTCTCGCTGGCCTTCTCTGTAACCGACCGAATAACTCATAGCTGCCCACAGAATGCCCGCTATAGCCATGAGAACGAATAGTCCTAGTTCACTTGATGTCATTACTTGCTCCCGATACTGGGAGCGACGTTCGCGCTCCCTATGTAAAGAGTGAAGCAAGAACGCGTCTAGGTCAAGATTCCCGCTTATCTGTCGGCGTGTCGATTGGTGTTTTCGGCTTGGACTTTAGTCCGTTACCTGCAAGAACTCCGCCTAATGATCCAGTTAAGAAGATCGCGAGAGTCTTTAGTAGATCGATAAAGGCCGCATCGTTCGGAGCTTGATTACCGATCGGCTGAGTAACGAAGATAAGCGCGTAAGTAATTCCAAGGGTAACGATCAAGAAGACAGCCGCTAAAGTCGAGCCGATGATAAGAATGAGAGTCGCGTGGACTTCTTCTGGACTACGGCGTCGGGCTGGGCTGTGGAGCTTCTTCTCCAAGGACGTCGCTAGTACACGTTCCAGTAGGGACGCACTGTGGCTCTTGGCATTCTGGCTTAGACCAGTTTTCGTATTCTTGGCATTCATAGCGAATCCAACCCTGATAACCGCAAGCGGAAAGCCCAGCCGAAAGGACTAAGGCCAGACTTCCCGCTATTAGTTTCCGAGTCACTTCCCCTGTAACCCGAAAGCTGCATCTTTAGGATTTAGCCATCGCAGAACTACAGGTAGAACAGCGGCTAGGCCAGCCATTCCGATCGCTTTAGGATCTTGGACGCCAGCCATGTAAACAGCTAGCGAAGCAGCTGCGAAGCTACGCGCCCAGCTTGCGAGTAACGGCTTTAAGTTTGCCATTAGTTTTCTCCTTCTTCGGCTTCGTTGCCGATTGAGTAGGTACTTCGACGATCGGATAATCGCCAGCATAGGCGACGAACTTAGGACGTCCGAAGCCTACGATCTCTTTACCGCTCCCGAATGCCCGCTCTTTAATCATGACCATTCCGCCGTTACGTTGATCGCCAGTTCCCGAAGTATTACCTTCGATGGTGATAACCGACTTCGACTTAACGCCTACGACGATTCCAATGTGCGAGATACGATCGACGCCATCATGCGGAAAGTCCATGAACGCAAGATCGCCGATCTTAGGCTCTGAATCTACCCAGCGACTTACTTCTTTTAGCTTATGCGCTCCCGCAGCTGTTGAGACCATCGATGGAAGCTTTACGCCCGCTGTGTGGAAGCACCAATTCACGAAAGATCCGCACCAAGGTAAGCCGTCCGCCTTAGTAAACTTTCCGTACTTCGTAAGGTTATTGCCTTCTTCGACTGTACCGACTTCCGCGAGTGCTACTTCTACGACTGCCGCAGCTGTTCCGATTGGGTAAGTCATGAAAGAAGTAACTTTGCTTCGTCTTCGGTAATGCCAAGCTTGGCTAATAGAGCAGCTCTTTCCGAAGCTTTACGAGCTGCTTCGTTAGCTTTCCATTCTTCTACTTTTATAAATCCAGCCTCAAAATCTTTTTTAGTTATCGGACTGCATTCGATAAACTGAATGCTTTCATAATCGTCTCCAGTAATGACATAACCGCCATTAGGGATGAGCATTTCTAACACTTCGTAACCTTTTACCATTATGCACCAATTTCCATAAGAATAATCGAAGAGATGTGGCTGTTCTGTTGCGCTCTTGCTGTTCCGCCGTTTGTTTGGAATCGTGTCTTGTAAGTAGTAGCCGATGTTGTCGCTGGCTCATCTAGATAAACTATGCTCATCTGTTGCTTTGTTTGGATTGTGTTAGCTGACGCTCCACCGATAAAGACTGTGGCATCTATGCCAGCCGTATTCCAAATTGTGGTGGTATTGCGCCTCAAATCCACATTTGCGCCCGCGTCTGTACCATTTCGATTCGCGTAAATACTTTGTGACACGAATACCGCTACTTTACTTGTTGCCGAAGATGGTGTAATGCTTGCGCTTAATCCTGTGTCTGCCATTGTTGTCGTCGTGTTTGTTGTCTCCGTTGCATAACTAGCGTAAACGACTTGGAGAACTTTTCCGCCGCCCGCGGGAGTTGCCCACACTGGAACACCACCGCTAACCGTTAAGACTTGTCCAGTCGTTCCGATCGCTCGTCGTGCTGGAGTGCTTGCTCCGCTTGCGTAAATGGTGTCGCCAGTAGTTGTTAATAATGCGTTTTGGATTGCGTTGGAGTCGTCTTGCGCTACCCAAGTAAAGTCCATGTCTGTATTAGAGTTCTTACTTAGAACCTGCCCAGTCGTTCCGCCTTTAAGATCTACTAAAGAAGCGTCGATAGAATCGCCAAGCGTTTCGATAGCTGTCGCGCCGTCTTTTACTAAGTCGGTGGAAGTCGGAACGACCCAGCCGAAATTAGGTGTCGTAGTTGCCATGTTTTCCTCTCTATGCGACTACTGTCGCTTCTAACCAAGTAAGTGTAGGGCTAAGAGTGTTCCATCTTTCGGAAGCTGGGACGTCATTCCAGCGGAACGCGTCGAGTGAATAAGCCACTGGCGTAACGTAAAGATCAATGGCCAGAGAGTTATAGCCAGCCGAGAATCTCCAGCCTTCTACGAAGCCTTGGAAAGCTAGTCCCATGTTCGCGGGTAAATCTGTAATGTTTACAGGCATTCCCATAAAGACGCCAATAAGCGAATTACGGTCCGAGTCGCTTACGTTAGGACTGCCTAGTGGATAGCGAATGGACTCGAAGTTAGCGCGTGGATAAGCGCGAAGAGTTAGGTAGAAGTTCGCTTGGGCTGTGGCATCTACGCCGTTCTCCAGTGTCGTAAGAATGTTCTGGGCCAGAGATCCATAAGTCGCGATAGATGTCGCGTCACTGGCTGTGTGTTCATCGCCGTTCTTATAAGTAATCGTAACTTCATTACGAACGTCTCCTGCTCTAGTCGAGATCTGTAACCCACTGGAGTAAGCGTCTAAAGCTGAAAGATCGACGTAACCGTTCGCGGCTAGGTACTGGCTTCGATGAGTAGAATCGGCGTAACCGATTCGGCCTTGGGCATCTTCGTAAATGTAACCAAGTCCAGAAGTGGCTAAAGCTGCGACTAAAGAATAAGCATCTGTAACCGAAGAAGCTCTAGAAGTGAGTTCGTAATTGCCTGGGCGATCGATCTCACCGACTCCACTATTCTCCGCGTTAGCCCATGTCGTAGTCGCTTCATAAGTTGCCCAAGTAAGAGAAGCTGGAACTTCATTCCAAGCTCCGTAAAGAATGCCATCAAGTACGTCGAAGATCTGATCTCCGTCGAAATCTTTAGATAAGACGCCTTCTGTTAATACCTTGGGAAGACGTGAAAGTGCGCCCAGAGCTGTAATAGTCGTCGTCTGAACTAACCCGCCAGTTCCCGATCTTTCCACTGTCGTAAGAATGTCGCTAACACTTCCGCCGAAGATAGCCACTGGAGTAGCTGCGGAGTTCTGTACGAAGACAGTTATCCCAGAGTTAATCGCTACGGTTACAGGCTGGTCGTCGATGTTAAGAATTGATAAACTACAGTAGCCCGCTACCGCTTGCTGGTAGATGTCTCGGCGGCCCGATTCGATAGTAAGATTAGCTAGAGTTATGTTCCGATACTCGACTCCATCGATAAGAACGCTCCAGACTGGAGTCCACTGGCTCATACGATTAAGAGCGATCCCGCGCCTAGAGTGCCGCGCGCTTGGGACTTATTAAGTACGTCGACGATGGTTCTAGCTGCCGATTCTGGATCTCCCACGACGCCCATGTTTACAGTGACGCGAGTCGCTGCATTCTCTTCGCGTTGCGCTCGGAGTCTGGCTGTTTCGGCCTTTAGTTCTTCACGTCGTAAGATCGCCGCTTGCATCGCTGGCGAATAAGCAGACAGCGACGCGCCTGTGAAAGTATCCGATCCCGCAGACGGCGCGAAAGTGCTACCGCCACCGCCGAAGCCAGTCTCTACAGTGACTCCACCGCCGATCTCTTCTGGGAATGGTACGGAAGCTTTAAGTCCCTTAGCTCCGCCATCGAATAAATTAGTAATCGGGTTATCCTTAATGAGATCGATAACCTTCTTCGCGCCGTTATAGATTCCAGTCAAGAGACCGACGAACTTCGAGAATGCTGTAACGAGTCCAGCGACCAGAGTTCCAAGTCCTTCGAGTGCTGTCTTAAATGCTCCGCCTAGAAGCGGGACGAGATACTTCTTTGTAAAGTCCCAGACTTTCGCCAAGAGATCGTAAAATGGCTGTAGCTCGACGGAGTTATCCGAGACGGCCTTCT